CAGGTTCCAATCCCGCGCACTCGGCAGCGTTTACACCGCCGCGCAGATGAAGGCGTATGCAGCCAAAGCGGTCGAGGCAGAGCGGGAGGCGATTTGCCCGATTGTTTACGGGCTGTGCATCAGCGACAACAACGCGCAGGAAATCGTCAACGCCATCCGTGCGAGGGGGAGCAAATGACCCGCACCTGTAAACAATGCGGTCAGAAGTTCGCGGGCGCGTCGAGCATTCTTCAACATCGACTCGGCGCGTGCGGTAGCGAGGAACTGCTGAAGGCGCGCGGGTGGGTCAAGACGCGCGCGGGGTGGGTATCGCCCCAACGCGCAGCGCACGACAAACGCCGTGGAGTTTGAACGGCTGATGAAAAACCGAAATGCGCCGCATATCGACTACGGCGCGTTCCTCGGGCTGCTGCCGAACAATCCTAAAGCCTGCCCGTGCAATATCGACGGCATTGTGGAGCGCAAGGGCAAGTTCCTCGTGCTTGAGTGGAAGCGCGAGGGTGAGGGGATGTCCGAAGGACTGCGCCGCACCTTGCAGGCACTCGCTGCCACGCCAAACTTCCAAGTGTGGGTGGTGCGCGGGGATACGGACGAGGGGCTACGGATAGCGCGGTTTTTCTTCGTGCCGCCGCAGGGCAAAGCAATGCTGCTTGGGGAAGGCGTGGAGGAATTTGTACGCGCCTACAAACTCTGGTACGAATGGGCTGACGGGTCTTTCTGATGCGCTACGCCGCGCGCCGTGACGCGAACGATGCCGCCATCACCGCAGCCGTCAGGGCGGCAGGATTTACGGTCTACGACTTGGGACAGGCAGGTCAAGGTGTACCCGACAAACTGGTGACCGCCCCCGGTTTTGCTGCCTTCCTTGAAATCAAGACCCCAAAGGGGCAACTGCGGAGGGGTCAGGAGCGCTTCCAGATGGCGTTTGAGCCGCTTGGGATGTGGTACCTAGCCCGTGACCCTGCCGAGACGGTCGCGTGGCTTCAGGCGCGGCTTACGACGACCCAGAAGCCTTGACCCATCAACTGATGGTGTTGGAGGTGGTGGATGTGGAAGCGTTTGCAAAGCCGAGGGAGCCACCACCGCGCAGGCTCTTGGATGAGGTGGGCGTTCCTGCCGTCCGACAGCACCTTGCCAGCCGCCCCGGTGTGGACGGACAGAAAGCCGATGCGCGGCATGATACGGGCAAGGTCATCCAACACCGCGTCGAGCCGGTCGGGTTCAATGTGTTCCAGCACATCAATGCAGCAGACCATATCAGCCTCTACGGGAGGCCCGTACTCAGGAAAGGCTGGGTCATAGGGTCGGTAGTCAATCGAGATACCCGCAGGCTCAAGGGCGCGTTGCAGGTTCTTCTTGCCGGCGCCGTAGTCGGACAACGACTTGATGCCGTTATCCACGATTAACTTTGCAACGATGGGCGCAAAGGCGATGGAAGCGACCCCGTAATTAGGGTTGGTGTGCAGTTCGACCTGCTGGGCGCGGTAGGCTTCGGAGATAGTAGTCATGCTTGCAACTCTCTGTGGGAGGAGTAGCATTATTGTACTATGGCGAAGCCAAAACCGTCGCGGGTTGCTGCCGCGCTTGAATACCTTGACAACTTGCGTCGGCAGATAGCCAGTACGCAGGGCATGGCGGTTCCCGATGACTACGGGCAGCGGTACGGGTTGCCGGGTGAGCCTGTCCCGAGTCTTAACCAAGTAGGCCAATCGGTCAGGGGCGCAGCCGAGCGCATGACAAGCCTTGACGCTCCTGCATCGCAGAGCGCGGGCGACACGGCACTAGACATCGCCGCAGGTTTTACCCCGTTGCAATACCCGCAGGCTGCGCGAGACTTTGAGCGTTCCCGGCGCACGGGCGACAAACTCGGCATGGGGCTGGCTATCCTTGCGGGCGCGCCTGTTGTGGGCGGCGTGGCGAAAGCGGCTGGGAAAGCGCGAGAAGGAACAGAAGCAGCGGAGCAATTGGTTACCCGAACAAAACGCAGAGTCGGCACTTCGGGTCAGTATGTTGGCGCGCCACCGGGCGTTGATTCCCCGCAAAAACTTGGCGCAATGGTCAACGATTATGTGAGGGCGATGCAGGAAGGGTTGCCCGGTCGAAATTTCTACATCGACAGCAGCAAAGACATCTTTGCCCGCACCGGGAACAACCCTGTCGAGGCAGATTTGGTCAGCCAAAATCTTGCCGCGTTAAGCCGCGCAAATAATGTCGCAGGCAATACTTCGATGACCGCGAAGGGACACATCCAAGCGGTCACCGGAGAGCCAGTTTTAACGGGTCGATTCCCTTCAAGGGACAGCCCTCCGTTGCAAGCCATGTATGACGCTGGTCGGGCAGACTACCTTGGTCACAAGCGCGACCCGTTCGCAACGCAACTCGGCGTTGCATACGCTCCCGAGCGCATCGGGCGCGGCGTAAACGATATGCATGAGGCTGAACTGATGGGATATCCATCAGGCACGGTTGGTGGCCCGACGCAGCACGCATTCATGGATGAAGTCAGGGCGCGCGCGATAGAAAAAGCGAACCGCGAACAGTTGGGCGGCTTTTCTGACTGGGGAACAGGCACGGCGCAAGCGGCGGCGTGGTCAGGGAACAAGATTCGTCGTGGCGATATCCAACCGGGAGAAGCGGCACGGTCGTATGCCGATTACTTCCCCACGCAGGAAGCCAACGCGACTTATGAGGCCGTAAGTTCTCCAGCAACGGGGCATCTTCAAGGATTGCTTAACGCGCCGTTCGATGTGCGCGCGGCGTATACGCAAGACCCAAGAGGGTCGTGGAACACCAGCCTGTCGGGGCGGGACATCGGTTACACCTCGGCTCGGATGCTGCCGGGTGAAACAGTTGAAACCGTAGGAAGGTTCAAGGACACGGCAAACCCTGCAATGGTCGCGCGGCCCGTAACCGGAATTTACACAACGGCTGACAAGTCGCGCGCGTTAACGCCCGGCTCGGTGAATGCCTTAAACGCCGTGGAAGCGGCGAGAGCATATTTTGATGTGCAAGAGGCAGGCGCGTGGCACAAGTTGCTGCCCGCAAGGTCTGCCGCTGATTATTCAGGCGCGTCCATTGAGTTGGGCAGGCCAATGACGCAACAGGACATGGAGAAAATTGCTCCTTTGTTTGAGCAGCGCGGATACTACCTTGCCAGCGCGCCGAATGGCGTGACAATCCTTGCCAATGAAGGCACGGCAAAGGGTGAGAAATTCGCAAAGGAAGTGCGAGAAATACTGAAGGCAAACAGCAAAATCATCGGCAAGCCGAGCGTGGAGTTTGGAAGGGCAGAAACCGGGTACATTGATTTCGGTGATGCCTATCGCAGCAAAACCCCCGGCGCGGTCACAGCCCAGATGCTTCAGATGATGGAGCAGGCTCCGCAGACGATGAGATACTTGGACACCAATCCCGTCTACCGAGAGACGGTCTTTGCGAGAAACGCTAGAGATTTGGATTACGCCGCGAAAGGCCTTGGGGTGGCAAGAGACGATGTTTTGAGGGCGCGCGAAATTTTCAAGAACGAAGGTTTTGAGGGGCTGCGAAAAGCCGCCAAGGCCGGAATCGTCCCGGCGGTGCTGGCAACATTTGGCGCGCAGCAATTACTTAACGGGAATGAACAGCAACAATGAAACTCGCCAAGTCAGAAAAAAGCCTCGCCCAAACGGCGTGGAAGCAAGAACGCTCCGACGAGCGGTGGGAGCGTAGAGCCGATATGCTGATGTTCAGATTCTCCCATGTGTCGGTCATGCTGCCGTCGCAGATAACGCACCTTAACGGCAAGCGGCCCGTGGTTTCAGGTATGCTCCAATAAGGTAAACCAATCAATCACATGGCAGCGCGCAAACACAGGGTCAAACTCTCGGACGAGTGGAGAGAGCGCATCAGGGTCGCAGGCATCCTACAGCGCCTTGAGAGGGCCGCTATGGGCGAGGACGATGTGACCCCTACCCAACTGAAGGCTGCGGAGATAGTCCTCCGTAAGACGCTCCCAGACCTTGCCAGAACCGAGGTCACGGGCGCGGACGGTAAGGAGCAGCAGATGGTTATCCGGTGGGGCAATCCGGTTGGCTGAAGTCCTGCTGCCCTACAGCCCGCGTAAGGCATTCCTGCCGTTCCACGACCGCACCAAGCGGTGGGGTTGCCTCGTCGCCCATCGGCGCGCTGGCAAAACCGTGGCGGCGGTTAACGACATCATCAGGGCTGCGGTGATGTACACAGGGCCGAATGGCCTCTTCGGGTATGTCGCCCCCTACCAGAACCAAGCACGCCGCATTGCGTGGGACTACTTCAAGCACTACGCCCAACCGCTCATCAGCGACACTAACGAGCAGATGATGACCATCACGCTTGTTAACGGGGCGAAGGTCAGCCTGTTCGGCGCGGACAACGCGGATGCCATGCGTGGCCTCGGCTTCAGCGGCGTGTACATGGACGAGTACGGGGACTTCAAGCCCTCGGTGTTCGGCAATGTGATACGCCCTGCGCTATCGGACAAACAGGGCTGGGCGGTGTTCGCCGGAACCCCGAAGGGCAAGAATCAGTTTTGGGACATCTACGAGACGGCACGGCGCATCCCCGACGAGTGGTTTGTCCTGCGCCTACCGGCCAGCGAGTCCGGCCTGTTGCCCCAGAGCGAACTCAACGCGGCACGGGCGCAGTTGTCAGAAGACCAGTACCTCCAAGAGTACGAATGCAGTTTCGAAGCGGCTATCCTCGGCGCGTTCTACGGCACCGAGATGCGACAGGCAGAGCCGCGTATTAACGAGCGTGTAGTCTTTGAGCCGGGGTATCCGGTACACACCGCGTGGGACTTGGGGTATCGAGACGACACCGCGATATTTTGGTATCAGGTCGTGGGCGGCGAGGTGCGCGTCATCGACTTCTACGCAGTCTCGGGTGCAGACATCCGCGCCATTGCAGAAGTGGTTGTAAACAAGGGTTATCAGTACGGCAAGCATCACCTGCCGCATGACGCGCGCGCGAAGTCGCTTCAGACGGGGCGCAGCATCGTGGAGCAGTTGGCCGACCACCTCGGCATCGGCAGCCTCTCGGTCGTGCCGAACATCGGATTGCAGGACGGAATTCAAGCGGTGCGCCAGATGCTCCCGCGCACTTGGTTCAACTCCGTGCGTTGCGGCGATGGCATTGAGGCTTTACGCCAGTATCAACGGGAGTATGATGAGGACAAGAAAGCGTTTAGGGCATCACCCCGACACGATTGGACATCACACCCTGCTGACGCTTTCCGTATGCTGGCAGTTGCGTGGAGGCAAGAGCCTGCCGCGCAAAAGCCGTTGGAGAGCAAGGTGCTTATCGTTGGGCCGCAAAATCAGGTCACGCTCAACGATATGTGGCAGGTACACGACCGAAGCGTCTCTAGGAGGGCGCGCATATGAGTGGCGTTAATCTTCCGTATCAATACCCTTACGAGACGGTCGCCGTTTCGCAGACCGCGCAGGTGCTTGGCACCAACGGCGCGGCAAACGATTACCTGCATCGCATCGTGGTGACGGTATCAACGGCGCTGACTTCAACCGTCAGCATCATCGACGGCAGCACGACCATCCTTTCCATCCCAGCGAGTACGGCTGTTGGCGTGTATGTCGTGGAACTTGGCCTCAACGCGGCTACCGGCCCGTGGAAGGTCACAACTGGGGCAGGCGCTGCCGTGTTGGCGGTGGGCCTGTTCAGCAAATGAACCGTAAGCCCGGCCTCTACGCCAACATCCTAGCCAAGCAGGAGCGCATCAAGGCTGGCTCCGGCGAGAGGATGCGTAAGCCCGGAGAGGCTGGTGCGCCGACCGCAAAGGCGTTCCGCGAGTCTGCCAAGACTGCTAAACCAGAGAAAAAGGGTTACTGATGAGCGCAGCATGGCAGCGTAAGGAAGGCAAGAACCCAAAGGGTGGCCTCAACGCCGCTGGCCGCGCATCGTACAAGCGTGAGACGGGCGGCACCCTCAAGCCCCCGGTCAAGGCCGGTGACAACCCGCGCCGCGCATCGTTCCTCGCACGCATGGGCAACATGGCTGGGCCGATGGAAAAGAACGGCAAGCCGACCCGCCTCGCCCTCGCGCTGCGTGCGTGGGGTGCGTCAAGCAAGGAAGATGCGAAGGCGAAGGCCAGAGCCATCTCTGCGCGCAACAAGAAGGACTAACAGATGGACGAGCGCGTCAGCCAAGAACTTGAGAAGTACCTGCGCGCTGTAGGTACCTACGACAACGAGTTTGCCAAGTGGCAAGCGCGCGTCAAGAAACTCGTCAAGCGGTACCGTGACGACACGCGCGGTCAGTCGGGCAACGAGACGGCAAAGTTCAATATCCTGTGGAGCAACGTCCAGACGCTGATTCCTGCCGTCTACGCCAAACTGCCGAAGGCTGACGTGCAGCGCCGGTTTGGCGATAACGACCCCGTGGGCCGCGTGGCATCGCGCCTCATCGAACGCGCCATCGACTTCGAGATTGAGCATTTCCCCGACTTCCGCTCGACCATGAAGTATGACGTCGAGGACAGGTTCCTCGGCGGTCGCGGCACGGCGTGGGTGCGATACGAACCCCATGTCGCCCCCATCGGCATTGATGACGACGGCGTATCCATCACCTCGGACATCGAAGAGGGCGAAGGCGCACCGCAGCCGCTTGAGCAGATTGAGTACGAGCGCGCCCCGGTCGATTACGTCCATTGGAAGGACTTTGGACACTCGCAGGGCCGCACTTGGGAAGAGGTGGGTCAGGTATGGCGCTGGGTCTACATGACCCGTGAGGCGCTCGTGGAGCGTTTCGGCGCAGAGATGGCGCGCCAGATACCGACCGACTCCGGCCCGGAGACGCTGAACGCCTACCGCGACAGTAAGCGGCAATACAACCTCGCCAAAGTGTGCGAACTCTGGGACAAGGAGACGCTCAAGGTCTACTGGTTCTGCAAGGGGATGCCGCACTTCATCGACGTGCGCGACGACCCGCTCGGGCTGGAGGGGTTCTTCCCCTGCCCGAAGCCGCTTTACGCCACGACGACCTCGGACAACCTCGTCCCCGTCCCCGACTTCGTGCTGTACCAAGACCAAGCGATGGAGTTGGACATCCTCTCCGACCGCATCGACGGGTTGGTAAAGGCGCTGCGTGTGCGCGGCGTGTACGATGCCAGCCAACCGGCGTTGCAGCGTTTGATGACCGAGGGCGACAACAACGCCCTCATCCCGGTGGACAAGTGGGCGGCGTTTGGCGAGAAGGGCGGCCTCAAGGGCAGCATCGACTTGCTGCCGCTCGACACCATCGCGCAGGCGCTTATCCAATGCTATCAAGCACGCGCCGACATCAAGGGCCAGATATACGAAATCACGGGCATCTCCGACATCATCCGTGGGCAGTCTGCGGCCTCGGAGACGGCCACGGCGCAGCAAATCAAGGGTCAGTACGCTGGCCTGCGTTTGCGGTCGATGCAGGAGGACGTGGCGCTTTTTGCGACGGAACTCATCCGGTTGAAGGCGCAGGTCATGTGTATGCGGTACCAGCCGCAGACCATCCTCGCCTACTCTGCCGCCGAGCAGATGTCGGACGCTGACAAGGCGCTCATCCCGCAGGCGTTGCAACTTATCCGCGACAAGCCGCTGCGTAATTTCCGCATCGACATTGCCGCCGATAGCCTTGTCCAGATTGACGAGGCGCAAGAGAAGCAGGACAGGCTCCAGTTCCTGCAAGCCTTCGGCGGGTTCTTGCAGCAGGCGCTGCCGGTCGGTCAAGCCTCGCCGGAACTTGTCCCGGTGATGATGGACTTGCTCAAGTACGGCGTGCAGGCGTTCAAGGCGGCGCGTCCGCTTGAGGGTACGATTGACGCTGCAACGGAGCAGTTGAAGCAGATGGCCGCGCAGCCGCGTGAGAACCCCGCCATGCAGCAGGCGCAGATGGAGGCGCAGGCTGAACAGGCCAAGTCGCAGATGCTCATGCAGATTGAGCAGGCTAAGTTGCAGCAGGCGGCGCAGGTTGAGGCGCTCAAGGCGCAGAACGACCAGCAACTGGAGCAGATGAAGCAGCAGTTTGAGGCGCAACTTGCACAGCAGAAAATCGCCGCCGAACAGCAGATGGCGAAATACAAGGCCGACTTGGATGCTGCTACGAAGGTCATGGTCGCCCGTATCTCTGCCAACCCCGGCCTCGACATCCCCGCTCTGGAGCAACAGCAAGCCGTCACCGAGCGCGTCATGCAGGACATGGGCGGCGAGGTAAGGCAGGCGATGCAGAACCTCGTGGCGCTTTACTCGCAGATGGCATCGTCCAACGACGAGAACATGAAGGGCGTGCGTACTGCCCTTGCTACGCTGACGGCTCCCAAGCGCATCGTGCGTGGGCCTGATGGCCGTGCGGTGGGCGTGGAGGCGGTGCAGCAGACCCTTGAACTGGAGCCGCGCCTGCAATGATTACGACGACGAAAGGGATGATGGACGAGTCGCTTTTGGATAAGCGCGAAGGCGAGGTCGATAACGACCACGAACACACCCGGTGGGTGGAATACTGGCACGAGGGCGAGATGGTGCATCGGTCTGTCCATGTTCACCTAAAGCAAGTCCCGGCCCTCTTTGGCGAAACGGAGAAACTCTGATGCCTAACTCGCAGGCAATGTGTACCTCGTTCAAGGTCGAAATCCTCGGCGGTGTACACGCCATTGGCACCCCGCCAACTCGGGCAAACACCAACAAGGACACCTTCAAGGCTGCGCTCTACGAGGCCACGGCTACCGTTAACGCTGCCACGACCGCCTATAACGCCTCTGGAGAGGTGTCGGGCGCGGGGTATAGCGCAGGCGGCATCACCGTTTCTAACGCCACAGCGCCCACCTCAAGCGGAACCACGGCGTATTGGACGCCCTCTGCCTCGCTGACTTATTCGGCGGTGACCCTGACGACGGCGTTTGACGCGGTGTTGATTTACAACAGCACGCAGGCCGACAAGTCGGTCGCGGTTTACACCTTCGGGGCGCAGACGGTCACGGCGGGTAATTTCATCCTGACCATGCCGACTAACGATGCCTCTACCGCGCTGATGCGGATTGTGTGATGAGCCGTGGCGAAGGGGCCGTGGGACACAGGTACATGGGATGACGCGCAATGGGACAGCCTCCCGGTCACAGGCGTCACCGGAACAGGCGGCGTCGGTAGCCTCGGCACCCAGCAAAGCGTCACGCTCTCGGGCAATTCTGCAACGGGCGCGACGGGAAGCGTCGGAGCAAGCCTTGAGGCGAGCCTTACGGGTGTCTCTGCCGTCGGAGTCGTCGGAGATGAAACCGATTCGGTCGAGGTTGCCCTTTCTGGTGTGGGAGCATCTGGCGCGACAGGTGTTGTCGGCCTTCAAGGAGAGGTTGCGCTTGCCGGTGTGGAAGCGACCGGAGCCACCGGCACCCTCACCGCCTCCGTCCAGCCCATCATCGTCATCAGCGACTCCCACGAAGGCGACAAGAACCGCAAGAAGCGGTGGGAAGAAGAGCAAGAAAGGCGTGAAAGGCGCAAGCAAGAGTTAATCTCGGTTTACGAGCAACTGCACGAAGCACGCCCAGAGATTGCAGAGAGGATTGTTGAACCGCATTTAACTGTTAACATCGCACAACCCACGATTAACTGGGATGCGCTGTTAAGCGACATCGACAGGGTGGAGAGACTGATGCGAGAGCATCAGGAAATGGACGACGAAGAAGTATTGTTGCTGCTATGAAACGAACTTATGTGATGGTTGACGGCGAGTTTGTGGAGCGTAAGCGCGACGAGCGTGGGCGCTATCACTACGTTGTCCCCGACATCGCGCCGTACAAGTCGATGATTGACGGGCGCATGATTACCTCGCGCTCCCAGCATCGTCGGCACCTCAAGGCCAACGGTTGCGTCGAGGTCGGCAACGATGACCCGACCAAGTTCGTGAGCAAACCCAAACCCCAGAACAGCCGAGTGGATGTGTTGCGCCACCAGTTGGCGAACATGACGCACTCGGATGCCAACAAGTTGTTGTCGCGGTTGCGCGATGAAATCCGATTTACCCACGACCCCCACAGGAGACGGTAATGGAACAAGCCCCACAGGCAGAGACGCTCGACCGCAAGGAGTTGCTCGAACAGCAGTTTGAGCAGGCCGAGGACACCCCGCCGCAGGGACGGGACGAGCAAGGGCGCTTTGCCCAGAAGCAGGTCGAGGAACCGCAGGTTGCTGAACCTGCCGAGGAACCCGTGTGGCGCAAGCCGCCTGCCTCGTGGAAAAAGGAATATCACGAATACTGGTCGAAGGCTGACCCCAAGATTCAAGAATACGCTTGGCAGCGCGAAGAACAGATGAAGCGCGGCGTGGAGCCGCTGCTCTCAAAGGCGCAGTTTGCCGATGCGATGAATCAGGCGCTGGAGCCGTACCTGCCGACCATTCAGGGGCTTGGCCTGAAGCCGGAGCAGGCGGTTGCCGCTCTCGCGCAGGCCGACTACACGCTGCGTAACAGCCCCCCGGCGCAGAAGATGCAGTACCTGACGCAGTTGGCTGCGTCCTACGGCATCAACCTTAACCAAGTCATGCAGGGTGGTCAGCAGGCCGCCCAACCCTCCATCGACCCGATGGTGTATCAGTTGCAGAACGAACTGAACACCGTCCGTGGCGAGGTCATGGGGTGGAAGCAGCAGCAGGAGATGGCCGAAAACCAGACCCTGCTAAACGAAATCAACAGTTTCTCAATGACGGCTGAACACTTCGAGGAAGCGCGTCCGACGATGATTCAGTTGCTCCAATCTGGGGTGGCTGAAACGCTTGAGGACGCCTACGAGAAGGCCATTCGGCTTGATTCAGATTTGTTTGACAAGGTGCTATCAGCCCGACAGGCAGAGGTTGCACAACGTCAGGCAACGGAGAAGAACCGGGCAGCGAAAGCCGCCCGAGCAGCAGCGGTCAGCGTCAGAGGTTCCACACCCGGAACTAACACGGCTCCCAAAGCGCATAGTCGCCGCGCAATGCTGGAAGAAGCGTTTGAAGAATCCAGTTCGCGGTTGTAATTAACTGATTCAGGAGTCAATTAAATGTCTTTTGCTAACTCCAGTATCAGCGACATCATCGCTACTAACATTCAGAGCCGTAGCGGTGAACTCGCTGACAACGTGACGAACAACAATGCGTTGCTTCGTCGTCTGAAGGAGCGCGGGAACGTCAAGACGTTCTCGGGCGGTAACGTGATTTTGCAAGAAATCATGTACAACGACACCACCACGAACAACACCAATTCGTACTCCGGGTACGAGGTGCTTAACGTCGGTCAGAACTCGCCCATCTCTGCGGCGCAGTTCAGCATCACGCAGTATGCGTCTGCTGTGTCCATCTCGGGTCTGGAGATGATTCAGAACTCGGGTAAGGAAGCCATCATCGACCTGCTCGACGGTCGTATGGAGGTTGCCGAGGCGCAACTGGCGAACCGCATCAGCGGTGACCTGTACGGCGACGGTACCGGCAACGCGGGTAAGAACCTCACGGGTCTTGCTGCTGCTGTGCCGGATAGCCCGTCGACTGGCACCTACGGCGGCATCAACCGTCAGGTGTGGCAGTTCTGGCGTTCGGTGGCCTTCTCGGCCACGGGCGACGGCACGGGCGCTGTCACCAGCAGCAACATTCAAGGCTACATGGATGCGGTTGCGGTGCAGTTGATTCGTGGTACTGACAAGCCCGACCTCATCGTTGCGGACAACAACTACTACAAGTTCTACCTCCAGAGCCTTCAGGCCATCCAGCGCATCACGGACTCCGGTTCGGGCATGGCTGGCGCTGGCTTCGCCTCGCTGAAGTATTTTGGCGCGGGCATGGCCTCGGACGTGGTGCTTGATGGTGGTATTGGTTCGTCGTCGTACAACGGCGGCGTGGGCAATGCCAACCATATGTGGTTCCTCAACACCAAGTACCTGATGTTCCGCCCCCACAAGGACAGAAACTTTGTCCCGATTGGCGGCGACCGTCAGGCTGTCAACCAAGACGCTATCGTGAAACTGATTGGCTGGGCGGGTAACCTTACCTCGTCTGGCCCGCAGTTCTGCGGCGTGTTGATTAACTGATAGGGGATACGAAAATGACTGTTATTGTTAACGGGTTTGCGTACCCTGCTCTCGGTTATACCGACTCGACCCCTGCCATTAATACCGGCACGGTCGTGACGCTCGATGATGGTGGTTTGGCGGTGTATGTGCAGGCGGCTTCGGCCATCTCGCAGTACAACGCTGTTTGCATCCCTGCGACCAATGTCGTAACCAACGCGACGACGGCGCGTGTTGCTGATACCAAGCGTATCGGCTTCGCGCAGGTGTCGATTGCGTCCGGCTACTACGGCTGGGTGCAGTTGGGCGGCAAGGTGCGGGTGAATGTGTCGGCTTCCTGCCTCCCGGCGGTTGCCCTCTACACCACCAGCACCGAAGGCCGGTTGGATGATGCCACCGTGTCGGGCGCTCTGGTCGCTGGCGTGGTCACGGAAGTGACCGCCTCGGCTACCTCGGCTATGACTGCGGTTGCAGCGTTCACCATGGTTATCCCGGTTCCGTCTAACGCGACCCCGTAACCATGCAAAAACTGGAACTCACGGTGCAGGCGGCTGGCAAACCGGAGGAACTCTGTTCCAACATCCGCTCGTCGCTTGCCCGTGGGTTGCCAGAGTTGGCCCCCGCTCTCTGCACCCACGATGGAACATTCGTGTGTGTAGCGAGTGGGTGGTCAATGCCTAGTTTCGTAGAGGACATTCGGGCGCAGCGACAGGCCGGTCGCCCGATTGTCGCTGTAAAGGCCGCACACGACTTCCTGTGCGAGAACGGCATAGAGCCTGACCTGTGGGTCAACCTTGACCCCCGTGACCGCACAAGCGGTATACAGCGCCATAACGCGCACACCACCTACCTTGTTGCCTCCCGCTGCCCACCGGCTACCTTCGACACGCTGAAAGAGCGCAAGGTTGTCCTGTGGCACTCGTGGTCAGAGGGGCCGGAGATGAAGGCGCTGGGCGCTGGCAAGTTGGCGGTCGGCGGCGGCACCACCTCGGGGATGCGTGCCATCAACATCGGGTACCTGCTTGGCTTTCGCAACTTTGTGTTGTACGGTTACGACAGTTGCAACCGGGCTGATGGCATTAAGCGGTTCACGGGCGAGATGACCGGCCCGACGATGGATGTGTTTGTAGGCGCGGAGAAGCGCAAGTTCACCTGCAATGCTGCGATGGCGCAGCAGGCAAACGAGTTCCAGATGATTTACACCGTGATGCCCGAAATCACGGTGGAGGCCAAAGGGCCGGGGTTGATTGCCGCCATCATCGAAGAGCGCCGCAAGATGGCGCTGGCGGCTTGAGATGGCCATACCCTCACGGGTGCTGGGCGCAGGCGTAGACAGCCTCAAGACCGTCTCCATTTGTGGCGACGGCATCAGCACGGCAACCGCAGCCGGAACCTCGGCAGGCAATGCGCTGCAATTGACCTATGTTTACACCAATGTAAATAGCGCGGCGGTTGGCACGGGCGTAAGACTGCCCCCGACGGAGATGGGCGAGACGGTCATCGTCAAGAACAGCACCGCCAACCCCATCACGGTGTACCCGTATGACGCGGGTAGCAGCATCAACAACGCAGGCTTCGGCACAATCAACGCCGACTGCTCGGCCATGTTCTTTGCGGTCAGCAATACGCTCTGGGAAGAGTTGCAGGGCTTCGGGCGGTCTGTCCCCATCCTGCACTACGGGGCGTTCTCGGACACCAGCACGCAGGTCGCGGCGTCAATTGACACCGCCTACGCCATGACCTTTACGACGACCGACAGCAGCAACGGGGTGTCCATTGGGTCGCCCTCGTCGCGGCTTGTCGTAGCCAATCAGGGCGTCTACAACGTCCAGTTTTCGGCGCAACTTGACCAGACTTCGGGCGGCACGGTTAACGTCTATATCTGGCTGCGTAAGAACGGCGTCAACGTCCCCAACACCGCCAGCACTGTTGCGTTGCAGGGAACGGCGGCACGGCTTGTTGCGGCGTGGAACTTCATCATCCAGTTGGAACCCACACACTACGTCGAATTAATGTGGGCAACGGACAATACCAACGCTAGAATCCTTGCGGCCAGCGCCACAAGTGTCTGGCCTGCGATTCCTTCGGTCATTGCGACCTTAACACAGGTCAACAACCTGTGATTCTTCCCCCCTCCCCACAGGAGTAACGACGATGCCTTTGGA